GCAGTTTGGGCCCTGCTGTTTAAAGATTCCTTAAAGAAAAATTCATCCACCTGCGTCAAGGTTGGCAGGCCAGCCGCCATCTTGAAGCGTTTCTCAAGGGACTCAAATGTTACGGTTCTAGCCATTATTGAACATTGGCGATGCTTGGATTAACCGGTTGGCCTCCTGCTTGGATGTTGTGCCGACGAAACTGACTAGGGGCACGATATTGGAGGATGTCATTCCGATACTGTCGGCTCTGCTCTCGTACCAAATCAATCTCCTGATTCAGTAAAAACTCTGCATTCTGCTCTTCCACTTGAGCTTTTTCTGTCTGACCATCTCCGCGTAAAAATCCGGCATAAGATGACTGAACTAAGTAGTCGAAAAAGAAATTGGGGATGTTTGGTTCATCTCCCGATTCGTCACCATAATATCCACTTGTGGCCGCTCCGTTATTTATTTCTGAGCGAAGGTCTTTTCGATAAGTTATAAATACATTTACCCCGTCTAAAGGAGCTGGCTCAATGATTTTAATTGATGGATAACCACTAGAGTCCAGTTCTGTTAAGAATGTATACTCCTCGGGATAACGAGTTGTGGATGGGTCTGTCTTATGAATACGAAAAACTACATTGGCATCATTGGCCAATTTGTTACTGACTCCGTAAATTCGTAGTCGGTTTGCATCAGCAGTGACCACTGCTACGCTTTCACCGATAACAGTAAATTGTGGCCAGGGGTATCTCTCATGGGCTATACGAGCCGCACGGTTTACTAAATCACGAAGGAAACTAGCATCTGTTGCTTGCAGTGCATCAAGCCCGGCCAATGCTCGGAATCTTGATTTAAGTTGAGCGTATGTAGCGGTTGCGTAGTTTGCCATAATTAGAGTTAGTGTTTAATTTTGCACTCGGGGTTTGATTTCTCGAAGTCTTTTTGAAAGCCTTTATCAGCCCAGCATCCGGGTCTTTCCTGCTCATGGCGGAGGTAAGTGGCCTTATCGACTACCCTTGCGAGTCTAAAGTCTCCTTTACCTCCTTCTAAAGATTTGGCGGCTTGGCGAACTTGTTCTTGCCGTTGACTATATCCAGCTTTTTCGCGAACTACTGCCTGCTCGTTGGCTTTTCGAAGATAGTACGCAATTTCCTCCTGGGAGTTTCCACTCCTCTTTCCACCTTTTACGATTATATTTAGACTCATTTTATAAAAAGAAAAAGGAGGCCGGCCTACCCCTAAGCCGGCCTCCAAATAACAACATGATAATAATACTATTACCTAATCAAACGATAGAACCTAAAGCTCTTGGATTGCCTACACGCAATGTACACATTGCCTCAGTGAAAGCCCGTTTTCCAGCACCATTGTCAGGAAGATCCACTACAGTAATACCCTCAAGGAATTTAAGGGAAACAGTGTCATCGTCAGGGATGAGATAAGCACGGTCGGTATTAACTACGCCTTCAGCGGTGTCTGTACCGGATGGAGTACCATTTACTCGTCCAAGAAATAAATCAGGGATTATATCGATACTGCCAAAATCGCTGACATAATGTAAAACACTGTTTACCAAGGTTTTACCGCTAACATCTTGCGTGAAGCTGTAAACAGGATTGTTGGTGACTGCCGCACGGGTGTAATCGGTGATGGCGTTCATCACCGCTGGACCGGCAAACAATTTATACGAACCTTTAGCACCACTTGCAGTGTAAACTGCCTGAAGTAATCCACGAAAAGCAGACTCAGTTAAAGAACTAAGAGTTACGCGAGATCCACTAACAGCACGAAATGCTTGTTTGGCCGCTGAATCGAAAGTATTTCCGGTCGCACTCGGATTAGACCAAGTCCCTAACCCGCAAAGGGTAGCTCCAGCGGAAGCGGTTCCGGCGGCTTGATCGTTTCCTGAAGCGATAGCAGTTTCGATTGAGCGTTTGAGCTGAATTAAACTTTTTGCTTTGGAAGCGTTGAATAATCCACCCTGTCCACCAGGAGCCACATCAATCATCTCAGACTGACGCGAGACAGAGAATATGTCTCTGATGGTTTGCACCCTGTTGCCCAATCTTGCTCTTGAGTCGATCAAGTTGGCCGCATCAGAGATCGTAAGATCAACGCCGTCAATTGTTCCGCCAATCTCGGGATCGGCGAGGGAGTCAACCAACCACTCGTTAAGAGTTGCCTTTGGAGCGGCTGATTGTGAAAGAGTAGAATACAGAGGTGTTTCTGTAGGTTCTACAGTTTTTAATAGATTTTCTAAGTTTTCGCGAGCGCCTTTGGCGGCGGTCACATTGTAGCTTGTTGCTAATGCCATTTTAAGTATTTCCTTATTTTAAGATTTTAAATTTTAGTCCGCGAGAAATGCGGCGAGATCGTTAGCCGAGAGTGGTCCTTTACGATCCAGGATCTTTGTTTTTTGTTTCTGTTTCCGAGTCGTTGAATTTTCGATAGGTGGTGATGCATCTCCTCCATCTGTGGGAGGTGGAGCTTTACGCTTTTTGACTGCCTTCTTGGCAGACTTTGCGGCTTGCTCGCTTTTTAATGCTTCTATTCCACGAACTAGAGTGGCGGCGATGAAGTCACCATTCGGAAGACCGTCCAATACATTGGCGTATTGATTTCGAAGTGATTTAAAGGTGTCCCTGCGACTTTCAGAGATATCATCATCTTTGGATGAATCCATCCACGGATGGGTGGCGATGGTATCGCGTGACCACTCTGATTTTTCTTGCAGGTACTGCTTTCGTTGAGGGATTTTCTCAGTAAGATATTCGTCTGCCTGGGTGAGAATATTTCGAATATCATCATCGCTATATTCCTTGCCATCGACTTCTATGTAATCCTTACCGATATGCTGAAGTGCAAACTTCTTGGCGGCCTGTGCTTCCCTCTGCAACTGTTGTAAGTCCTCAAAAGACTGGATATTTTCTAACTCGGGTTGAGCTGGTTGCGACTGACTGCCTCCTGATTGCTTCAGATTGTCGATTTCAGCTTTGAGTGCTTCAGCAGTTTCTTCTGCTGATTTAGCTCTAGCTGTAAGCTTATTGACCTGCTTTAATAGCTTACCAACAGCTTTAGGAGGTTCGCTCTCGCTTTCCTCCTCGACTTCCTCTTCTACTTCTTCGGTATCTTCTCCGTCCTCTTCTTCGGACTCAGAAAACTGTGAAAGAACATCTTCATCCTGGTCGGTTGATGCTTCTGCGTTTTCGGTCTCGGTATTCTCCTCCTTCGCCTCATCTACCTGAGCTTCCTGATCAGTTTCGACCTGCTCGACAAAAGATGCCGCCAAATCTTCCACCGATAGTGGGCCTCGTACTTGATTGTTTTCTGCTCCCGTAGATTCAGCCGGAGCCTCGCTAATAACTGTTTCTGCCATGATTTCTGCGTTTAAAGTTCGCACTCTTTGAGTTTTCTGCGGGGCAGATACACCCCACCAAAAACTATTTTAGCAGGTAAAAAATCAAATTTCTCAGGAGATTTTATAAACGGACCAATTATTTTTAAATCGTTCGTGCTTGGCCCTAGAATTAACAATATGTGGGTATAAACTAATACGCTTCGCACCGTCTAATTCAATGCATGGAATATGGTAAAAAGTATTCAACTCATCGATATAGGCCACAATGATATCCACTTTGGTGCAATCTATTGATACTTTACCATTACCACCCGATGAAGTAGTTACCTGATATCGGCCAACCCCTTTTCTTTTAGGGTCTCTAGACTTAGTCTCTGTTCCTTTTACCTGAACCTTAAAGACTCGCCCTGCTGAGTTCATAACCAGGCAATCTTGCGGAAGGTAATCACCCAGTGGGATAAATACTTCAAGCCCAGCCTCTAGAGCAGATGCGAAGTATTTCTGCTCGTAAAGATTACCCTTACGCTTCATCTAAATCGACTTCTGACTCGAAATCGACAACCTCTTCATCCAACCATTCTTGCGTGTCATCTACTGCTATTTGAGCCAACTCTAAGTCATCAATATCAGACTCTTCGACCCAACGATTTAGTAAAGACCTATGTGCGTTTTTAAACTGCTGATGGGGTGTCAGTTTCGGCATTTTCAAGTGACTCCATTATTCGGGTAAGCCCAGCTATCTCGCCACTTAGCCTTGCAAGCTTCTGCGGGTTATCCACATGAGTATAGTCCTGAAAATCTACCAGGCATATATCCCTCTGCTCTTTAATAAAATCTTTAATTACTACCCACTCGGTTTGTTGTCCGAGTCCGGCTACTGCATCTGCTAATGTCATTTTCTTTTACGCTTTCCTTGGGATGTTTTGATCGCTTTTGCTGATGGATATCCCTTATCTCCAGGCTTATTCATCCGCTCCCCCGAGCCTGCCTTGATGCGTTTCTTCTTGGCGGCGATATTCGCCCATAGTCCAGGTTTCTTCTTGTTCATGACCATTTAACTTTATCAGCCCAATAGGCCGCAGATGTTTTACCCCTTGCAATATTCTTAGCGTGTCTGTCTTTGAAATTTTTACGCTTTTGTTTCATCGCTTGACTCTCACCTTTCTTGGGTTTGCCAGCAGTTTTTGCACCCTGTTCACCAAATCGAATCAATTGATATTTATCCCTTTCGTTCTTGATAACAACTGCATGGGACTTGGTTGGGTGATT